TAAATTAACTTTAAATTTAAAACCTCTACCTTTATATGTTCCATTGGCAAATGTTTGAAAAGGTCTATATGTAGGCGATCCAGAAGAAGGGTCATCTTGCGTAACGGCAACTTGCATTTCTGCGTTTACTTCTGTCGCTACATCACCATCAAAAGTACCAGTGGCAGGAAACGCTAATTTTCTTGAATCAAGTAAATCAGAAGGGAAAAATGCTTCTGTTAAAAAATGACGTTTTAAATCAAGACTAAATACACCACCTAAATCCAAGAATGAAGAACCAGCAGCACCCCCAAATTCATAAGTACCGAATGGTTTTATTCCACCAAGATCATCCAAAGAACCTACATCATCAAATGTTCCAGCAATAATTCCACCAATATCATCAAATAAACCACCACCAATTAAATTTAAGGAGTTTGTTGTAGCATCAAAAGCTACATCAGTTTTTGTTCCCTGAAACTTTGGAATGTCTAAATCTTCTCTTCTAGTTAAAGCAATTAAAGGTGCAAGATTATCAGGTAAATCTAAAATAACACTTGCTTCACCAGCACTGAACCTACCTCCGTCATCTTGAAACTTCAAAATATACTCTCCTTCGAGAAGGGGAACTTCAGCACTTGTTGTATTACCAGCTAAAGCTTCAATAAGATCAGTTGCATTAGAGAATGTACCCGTTCCATCATTCTTTGTCGTGTGCCTTACATAAACAAGACCACCATGAGTAACATCTAAATCAACTGATAAATTCCAACGTAGTCTTACTAATTTATCATTTATAGGTTCTGCTGTTAGACCAGTAACATCTCCAGGTATAGCAGTTTTTCCAAAGGCATTAAATGAAAAAGTTGTTGGCTGTGCTGAAGGTTCAAAACTTGAATTTAAACTGGATAATTCAAATTCATAAATACCTTGTAATGAATCTAATATTTCAAAATCAGTACTTCTTGATTTAAGAGTTATAAAATTACCATTATCTAATCTATATCTTAATTCATACTCTATAGCTCTTGGAACAGGATTGAAACTTATATTTAATCTAGTTCTTGCTCTCGCATCATCTACAAAAAATTCTTCTTCAACAACTTGACCTCCTGGTGCATCAACAAGTTCGTTTAATACTGTGATATTACGAACAGGTAGCGGTGAACCATCTTCGATAAAAGCATATTTTCCTGCGTTATAAGCTGTTGCTGTTACTGCATAACTATCTTTATCTTCAGTTATTCCTACAACTCTCCATTGTGTAGTTTGTAAAGTTGTGTTCTGTAAAATCCAAACGCTATTTGAATTTGGAGCAGCACTGAAAGCAGAAGATAGATTTATAACAGCACCAGAAATTGAAGATACACTTTTGGTTTCTACTGATCCATCTGGCATCACAACACTTAAAGTTGGATTATTCGTTGAATCTAAGTCAGTTGCATCAGTATTATCTACTGTCACAGATGTACTGGTTGCAGATTTTATTCTGCCTCCTCTCCTAAGCCCTGCCCTTACTGGATCACTTACTTCAATAACCTGTCCTGGTCTAACAATTACTCCTTCTGCTAATCCAGTGGCAAAGCTAATAGTTTCTGAAGAATTTTGCTCTTCAAAAAGAATAAATCTTCCTAATCTTCTAGCTTGATTTCGTGAAGAACAAGCAAAACCAGTAACTTTTTTATGAATAATTCCGTATTTATTCTTAGCAGCAGTATCCTCAACAGTCTCAAAATTTAATTCTTGATTCTCCATGTCAAAATAGGAGACAGAAACAACAGTAGATCTTGTTTTCAAACTCGTTCCCGCATACACAAAACCTTCGGCAGTTACATTTGATAGATTAAATAAATAGCTGGCATCTGTAGGTCGATCTTGTGTAAGAGTAAGAGATCCTGCACTCCAAAATGTCATGCCTCTCATTACAGAACTTAGAGACATAACTGTTTTGAAAGCATCTCCCCTTTGCCGAAGAACTACATTGCAACTAAATCTAGGTTCTTGTCCTCCATCTCCATCATCAACTAATTCAGAAGAATAAACAGATGCACTATAAAAAGCAAATTTATCTAATTGCGATTCTGTTATATGATCTCCTAACCCAAAACGAGACTCTGTTAATAAGTTAAATAAAATCCACGCTGGATCAGAACACCAATGCTTTGTTGTAGTAAGCGTTCCATTAAATGTGCCACTATAAGTTAGTCTTCCATTTGTCTGGTCTACAGTTGCATTGTGTGGAATTTTAACCTTAACTCCACGAATCCGATACATACGATCTGGAATACTTGGAAATTGTTCGGCATCAAAACGTAAATAGGTATGAGCTATATCTGGATAAGGTCTTTGTTCATCTATTATCTTTGTAAATGATGACCATGAAAAAGTATCTGTTATTCTCTCATTATCAGTATCACCAGAAGCCCTTCCAACTGTTACCTGGATAGGGAAAGACATATTATCTTTGATTGTTATTAAAAAATCCCTACTATATGCGTTTCTTGATTTACCACTGATGGTAAATGTAGATCGACTCATGGGTATAATCCCAAAAAGACCGCCCTGAAAAGAAATTGTCTCACTACTTGTATTCTTATCAAAACGAGTTACAGTTCCATCATTCTCAGTAATTAATATAAATATATCAACAGTAGTTCCTAAATTTTTTCCATCTTTTTCATTTATATTAATCAATGCGTCAAAACGAACTGTGACTCTGATAGCGTCAATATTAGAATCAGTTATTGTTCTTGTTACTGGAGCAGCGTTAGTTACTTTTGCTCCTACAGCTTCTTCGTTCTCAATAGCACTTATAGCTTTTATAAAAGTTTGATTTGATGTTCCAAAACGAGGTTCAAACTTTACTCCTGTAAAATTAAAATCAGAATCTAAAATATTATTAGGATTTGCACTTGGTTTAACAATCGGAGTTGAACTTAAAAATATATCTTTTAAGGCTGCCTTATTATAAGCAGCAGTTCCTTTTGTTAATCCTGCTGCTGACGGGAAACCTTCAATTTCTCCTTCACTTATAGCTTCAACAAGATTTAATGCTTGCTTACTTCGTATAGAACCCAACCTAATTACTGCTGTGCCACCACCTCCTCCACCTCCACCGAACCATTTAAAAGGGTTTAGTTGAATTTCTTTTCGTCCTGCTCCAGGATGTATTTCAGAAATCTTAAACATAATTAACCTGAGAAATCATCTGTATCAATACCGCCTGATACAACGAGCGATCCAGTAAATATTTCACCGTAAACAACTGGTATAGCAACACCAGCCCTTATCGTATTCTGTATTCCATTAAATGTAAAACTTGCTGGATCGTCAGAAGCTCCACCAAGTTCTTCTGTAGGTGTCAGCATTTGTGCTGCACCTGATAAAGCTAGATATATACCAAAATTTCCTGCTGCTGCCAACAAAGATGCTCCAAGACCTGTAGTTCCTGTTGTTAATCCAAAACCAAGTCCTCCAGAAGCACCAAAACCCACTCCAGCAGCACCTCCCGTGACGACAACAGCACCAATAAGAACTGCTCCTAAAAGAAATCTTCCTATACCTTTTCTTGCTCCCATAATTACTGGAACAATTTTTATTTCCTGACTTCCTGTAGGAGTATCTAACTCAGTCTCATTAATCTCATAATCTCCTACTTTTACACAATAATTCTGCTGCATCATGTGAGATTCTAAATTAGGAAAATTAGCAATTAAAAATCTAAACGCATCTGTAGGAGATGATATTTCCGCTTCAAAAGTACGCTCTCCCAAGAATCGAGCTAATCTACCGTAAACTTTTATTTTACTTAGCATAGCGATACCTCTTCTTAGTACAGTCTATATGTTCTTGATCGTATAGTTCTCTACAACTAAGTCTTTTCACACAATGTTGAAGAATAGTTTGATTACCTAAATATAGAGCTACATGATTTAATTTACCTGAATTTGTTGTGTCCATAAGAAGAACATCACCTTCTTTCAAATCTACTGTATCTTCTAATTCAATAAAACCTGTTGATGATGCAGCATATTCAAATAATGGATTTTCACTAAATTCTTTTGGGCTTTTTGGTCTATCCCAGTGTTTTAATTTAATATTTTTCTTTTCTTCATACCAATCATGTATCAAACTCCAACAATCTTGTACACCCCAAACCCACTCTCTACCAATCAATCCCTTTTTATAACCAGAGGGTTTAAAATAATGCCATTCTTTTGTCTCTGGGGTAACAATATAAAAAGGTAAATCTAAATATTCACAACTGGCTAGATCAGCATCACTAGGATAAGGAGGATGATTTGGATGACTATGTATTACTGCTATAACTTCACCTTCATCTTCGGCTTTCATCCAATCATCAGGATCTAAAATAAAATGTTCTCCCTGTTCTTCAGCAATATTTTTACAAGGATAGTATTTTTCTTTACCTTTATAAATAGTCAATAAACCACAAGCCTCATGTGGTGAATCTTTTTGTGCATGTTCTAATGCAATATCTTTCCAATTCATCCTAAAAATGCTCCAATACCAGGGAAAATATCTTTAGTAGCAATTCTTTTTGGTAATTTTACATTTACTAAGTCAAGAGCAGATTGAGCCTCCCATGTTACTAAATTTCTATTTTCAGTAACTTTACGATCCAAAAAATATATTTCCTGTGGGAACTCTGCTGTAGGATCTGGTGTTCCAAATGGATTAACTTGAGCACTAGACGAAGATGTTGATTGTTGTTGAATTGTATTAGGATCATTCATTGTAATTGTATTACCCATAGCATTACCATGAGTCGTGCAATAATATCTTAAATCGTTTGGAGCAGAGGGATAAGCTGGCTGGTAAGTAACAGTTGCGTCTACACCTAATGTTCCAGCATTAATTGTACTTTGTGTTCCTCCAGCATCAGATTTTATTCTTAAAGGGTGTCCACTTCCTGCAGCATTAGAGCTATGAGATTGATCAAATATATAAGTAGAACCTCTTTTCATTGTAAGAACAGGATTATTTACCCCATTTATTAAAAATATATTC